CGACCACGCCCTTCATCGTCTCACCGGTCCGCTTGCGGCTGTCCCACTGGACGGGCATCCCGATTTCGCAGTTCCAACGTTCCATCGTCTCTCTCCTCTGGCCTCCCTCCTGGGAGGCTCCTGGGTGGGTTGTTACGCGGTGGCGCCGAAGGAGGCCAGCACGGCCGCATTCTCGATCTGGCGCGTGGCCAGCTCATCGCGGCGCATGTCGTAGTGGTCAAGATTCCGCTCGATGCGGCTGCGGCGAGCCTTCAGCTCCTCGACCTGCTCATCCTCACCGCAGCAGAGCGCCACGGTCAGCTCATCGTCGATGTCGCAGAGCGCATCGCAGGCGATGTCGTACAGACGGTCGATGGCGTCGATGCTGGAGCCGATGACCGAGTGGGCGATGATGGCGTCGTTGAGCTTGCTCATTCTCTGTCTCCCTGGTGCTGGGTTGCTGCCTCTATCTGTGTCCAAAGGTACAGGACCCACGAGCCTCCAGTCAACAGCCTGGACAAAGAAAAGTGAAAAGAGTTCGCAACGACAGGAGCAGGGCAGGCCACCGGCCCAGCCGCTATGCCGTGCAGCGGGCTCTCGTGTGCTCTCCCTCCTCCTCGTCTCCACCGCACCAGTCGCAGACGCCAGCAACGGCCACGTCCGGCCCAGCAGCCCGCCGCGCATCCAGGGCAGCCTGCGCCTCTCGCCACTCCTGGAGGGTACGGCAGACGACCGCGTGCTGGCCGAGAGTGTCGTCCCAGTCTCTCCAGGGCTGGCCAGCGGCCTTCGCCTTCTGGGCTCGCTCCAGCTCTGCGGCATCGTAGGTCGCTGCGGCCTGCTGCCACTCGTACTCGCGATAGGTCCGCTCGACGGTGGCCTCCAGCTCCTCCACGGTCGCTGTCGTGGGCTCCTCCTCCTCTGCCTCCTCCTCTGCCTCCAGGAGCTGCGCGGCCGCCTGCGGCTGATCATCGGCCCGGATCGAGTCCTCATCGGCCAGGAACCACCCGAGGCGGTAGCCGTTGACATCGACGACCCGGATGACATCGCGCTCGCCGAAGGGGAAGCGGGCCCGGCCAGAGGCATCGAAGGCCACGCGCCCGATATCCTGGCAGCTGGCCGTTCCAGCCTCTGGCGTGATATGGCGGACGGTGCGGACGAACTCCCTCTTGTGCCAGGAGTCCGCGCCGAGGCAGCCGCACGTGCAGGGATTGATTCGCTTCGTGATGCGGACCCGCGGCTGCTCTGCGCCCATCGAGTCAGCGTCCATCCGGTTCGCTCTCCAGTTCGTGCTGCTGCTCATCTTGTCTCTCCTGCTGTCCTGGGTTGCTGTCCTGGGTTGCTGCTGGGTCCGGTCTACTTGAACGATGCGAGGAGGTCGTCCATCGCATCCGCGGCCTTCCAGGCTCCCAGGCGGGCACGGTTGTAGTTCGCATCGGGATTCACGGGCTCGTTCTTCGCCTTGTCAGCCTCCCGCTTGTCGAGGTCACTGAGCAGGGTTTCGTGGATGCTGCGGAAGGTATCGAGCTGCGTGATCGTGCGCTTCATTTTGTCTCTCCCTGCTGTGTGTTCCCTCTATCTGTGTCCAATCATAACAGACCCACGGGGGGCGTCAAGCGTTTGGACAAAGAAAAGCAAAAAAGGCAGGAGAGGCAGCAGCAGGGCGCGCCTCGTGCCACGGCCGGCAGATTCTGAGCAGCCGATCGCTTGAACACAGCGCTCGCTGAGTGTACCGTATTGCCAGAATGGCAGCGACCGCTGACATTTTGGCACTGGAGAGTCCGTGGCGTATTCCCAGGCAGACCTCGATGCGCTGAAGACAGCGCAGAAGTCCGGCGTCCGGTCGATCCGCCTCCCCAACGGGCAGGCGATCTCGATGCAGGACAGGGCGCACGTCGCGTGGCTGATCGGCCAGATGAAGCGCGACATCCGGGGCAGTCAGGCTCCATCCGTCCATCGCACGATCTTCGACCGGGGGCTCTGATGGCGACGCTCGTGGACCGGTGGAGGAGCTGGAGGCGGAGCCGTGCAGAGGCCGCAGCAGGCCGCAGCTCTGCCATCGCCAGGACAGGCCGCAGGCCACTGAGGCAGCCCCGGCTCGCCTCCCTCTCCTACGATGCAGCATCCAAGGGCAGGCTCGTTGCGAATTGGGGCCGCCCAGCCACTGGCCCGAACGCCGAGAACCGGGCAGGCGCTCCCCTGACGCGCTACGGCGCGAGAGACCTGGAGCGGAACAACCCGCACGCGGTACGCATCCTCGATGTGCTCGCTGGCGACATCATCGGGGCAGGAGTCCGCCCACGGGTCAAGATTCTGAAGCGCAACCCAGAGACCGGCAGAATGGTCCGGGATGCTGAGAAGTCAGACGCCGTCGAGCAGCTGTTCGAGGCATTCATGGCAGAGGCAGTCGTCGACCAGGACTACGACGGCTTCGGGCTCCAGTACGTGGCCGTCCGCTCCATGCTGCGGGATGGAGATAGCCTCATCCGTCGCCGGCTCCGCAGGCCGTCTGATAGCCTCCCCGTCCCTCTCCAGCTGGAAGGGCTGGAGGCCGATCACCTGGACGACACCCGCACCGCAGAGCTGCCAGGAGGAGCCCGCGTCGTGACGGGCGTCCAGTTCGACCCGATCAACCGGCGCGAAGGCTATTGGCTGTTCGCCGACCACCCGGGGGAGGGCTGGCCGTTCAACCGTGGCGGCTTCACTTCCAAGTTCGTCCCGGCCGCTGGGGTCGCCCATCTGTTCGAGTCCTCCAGGCTCGGACAGGTCCGTGGCGTCTCGACCCTCCACGCCGTGGCTGTCGCCCTCCGTGACCTCGACGATTACCATCTGGCAGAGAGGACACGGAAGAAGGGCGAGTCGTCCATCACGGCCTTCGTCACGGTGGACGATGAGGACGAGGAGTCGCTGAACCCGCAGATCGACACCGACACGGACCCAGAGACAGAGGACAGCCGGCCGTACCTTGCACACGATGTGTACGGGCTCCCAGCAGAGACAGCGAGCCCCGGCACTGTCACGTTCCTGCGCGGCAGCAAGTCCGTCGTAATGAACACGCCCGTGCCGGTGGCTGGCATAGAGGAATACGAGCGGATCACTCTGCGGGCCATCGCCGTCGGGGCGAGGCTGACGTACGAGATGCTGTCGGACGATCTCTCCCAGGTCAACTGGGCGTCCTACAGGGCCGGGCTGATCGCCTACCGGCGGATCGTCACGCTCATCCGGGAGCACTTCGTCCGGCCGCAGCTGCTCGAAAAGGTCTGGTCGTGGTTCCTGGATGCCAGCATAGGCGCAGGGCTGCTGGCCGATGTGCCGTACCCTGTCGAGTGGAGCTGGCCACGGTTCGAGTCAGTCAACCGCCTGGATGACGCCAAGGCAGACAGAGCCGAGATGCGGAATGGCACGAACTCCCGCAGGCGCATCATCGCAGCAGGAGGGCTCGACCCCAGCGAGCTGACGGATGAGATCGAGGAGGACGAAAAGGACCTGCGCGCGCGTGGGCTCGTCTCCGAAGGCCACCCGTCCCAGGATGCAAACCAGCAGCCAGGAGAGGCGGCGGCAGAGCCCACCGCAGGGAGCAAGGCAGGATGACCCAGCACACCGCAGAGCAGCCGCCGAGACAGCGCGTGGCTCCCACGTTCACCACAGAGGCTCCGGGCCGCTGCGAGGTGCTGGCAGCCGCCGCACCGTCCACGGCCAACCGGGAGACCCGCACGGTCGACGTGATGTTCTACTCTGGCGCCCCGGTCTCCCGGTATTCCTGGGTGCGCGACGAAGAATACATGCTCGGGTTCGACATGACGGAGGAGGCGTTCGACCTCTCCCTCCTGAACAACGGCGCCCCAGTGCTGGACGCACATAACCGGTTCAGCAACGAGGACCGGGTCGGCGTGATCGAGAAGGCGTGGCTCGCTGATGGGCAGGCATACGCGACCCTGCGATTCTCTGACAGGGCGGACGTGGAGCCGCTCTGGCAGGACGTGCTCTCGGGCATCGCCCGGAAATTCTCGATGGGCGTCTACATCGACCGCATCGAGCTGAGGGAGCAGGAGGAGGGCGCCCTGCCGCTCTACGTTTGCACCGCAGCCCGCCCCTACGAAATCAGTCCCGTACCAATCGCCGCCGACATGGCGACGACCACTCTCTCGGCCGATCCGGCAGAGGCTGCGGAAGTTCCCGCCGCCACGGAAGGCCAGACGCAGACGGAGGAAACGATGACCGATCAGAGAACCCCGGAAGGGGAGGCCGCGCCGCGTCCGGTCGAGGCCGAAGCGACGCCTGTCCAGCTCAGCGAGGAGAGAGTGGCGGAGATCGCCAGCCTCGCCGTCGAGCGTGAGAACCAGCGAATCCGTGGCATCAGGACGTCGGCGAGCAAGCTCTCCGGCGCTGGCATCACGGAGCTCGCCGAGCAGCTGATGGGCGACACGACCGTCGACCTCGCCGCAGCGCGCGACCAGCTGTTCGAGGCTGCCTCCCTGGCAGACGGCCCGGACACCCGGCCGCAGCATCAGGCGGCCACGATGGTCGCCGACCACGCCGACAAGTTCGCTGCCAGCCTGGAGAACGCGGTCGGCTGCCGCGTCAAGGTGCTGGGAGAGCTGAAGGACGAGGCCCGCGAGCTGCGCGGCATGTCGCTGATGGAGCAGGCGCGCGAATACGTCCGCGTCCATCGCATCCGAGTGCAGGACCCGTCGAACAAGCTCCTGATCGCAGGCGCGGCCCTCTCCCATCGCCTGGGCGGTGAAGTGAGTCGCCCGTCGGAGCTGCTCGCCCCGGGTATGCACTCCACCAGCGACTTCGCCAACATCCTCGCCAACGTGGCGAACAAGCGGCTGCTCGACTCCTATGAGACCACGCCGCGGACGTTCATGCCGTGGACGCGCGAGATCGACCTCCCGGACTTCAAGACGGCGAAGATCACCCGGCGGACGGCGCTCCCCACGATGGGGCTCGTCACCGAGGGGGCGAAGTTCCAGTACGTGACGTTCGGCGACACCGGCGAGGACTACGCGCTCGGCACCTACGGGTTCCTCGTTGCGATCACCCGCCAGACCGTGATCAACGATGACCTCCGGGCGCTGGATGAGCTGCCGGACGCCATCGGGATGGCAGCGGCTGACACCGAGTCGGACGTGGTCTATGCCGTGGTTACGAACAACGCGGCACTCGCCGATGCGGTCGCGCTGTTCCACGGCACCCACGCCAACCTCGCGGACGGCACCCCGGCCGTCGTGGGCGCTCCCTCCATCATCAATATCGGCGGCATGGGCACGATGCTGGGTCTCCAGACCGAGAACGGCCGGCCGCTGAACCTGGAGCTGGAACACCTCGTCATTCCGAAGACGCTGGAGTTCGGGACCCAGCAGATTTTCGCCCAGTTCCAGGCCGCCACCGTGGCCACCGCGCGCCCCGGCACGCTGATGGCTCTGCGGGACAACATCCACGCGGAAGGCCGCCTCGACCTCACCAGCACGCAGGAGTGGTACGGCTTCGCCAGCCCCCGCAGGGCTGCGGTCATCGCGCGCGGGCACCTGGACGGTCAGGCGGGGCCGCTCGTGGAGCGGAAGGACGGATGGGACGTGGACGGCATCGAGCTGAAGGGCCGCAACGACTTCGGCGCTGGCGCGGTCGGCTACCACGGCGGCGTGAAGAATCCCGGCTAGCCTCCAGGGCAGCCGGGCGCAACAGGACACACGGACGCGACAGGACATAGGACACAGCCCCGGGGAGCCGGGGCAGGGGAGAACGCGAAATGATCAACTTCAAGGGCAGCGACGAGATCGTCACCCGGGTCGCCCCCGGAGGCGGGGTCGTCACGGGCGTGCCGGTCGTCATCGGCTCGGAATTCCTGGTGCCGCAGGTCACGGTGGCCGCGACGTACTCGTTCAGCGCCGTGAAGCGTGGCCGGGTCCTCCTGGACTCCAATTCGGGCGACACGTTCACCGCTGGCGCGCGGGCGTTCTGGAACCCGACCTCGGATGAGGTCGAGGACACGGACACCGCCACGAACTACCTGATCGGCACCGTGGAGGCTGCGGCCATCGCGGACGAGGTGATCGTCTGCCTGAACGGCAACGGGCTGGCCGCCATCGACGGGGATATCTCCCAGAAGGCGGACAAGATCGTGCCGGCCGCGCCGGGCAATCTGGCGGGCCTGAGTGCGGGCGGCAATCTGGTGGACAGCGGCATCGCCTCCTCCGGGTTCGTGACCGTGGCCGATCTCATCAGTGCGGGAGCCGGCGACGGCGCGGCCCTGGTCGGCCTGGAGGACTCCGGGACGCACTACGCGGCGGTGACCGTGGAGGCGGCATTCGCCGAGCTTCCGACCGTCTTTGCAAAGCGGACGCTGCTGGCCTCCGTGGCGAACGCGGAAGGCGCAGCCCTGGTCGGGATCGAGGACGTCGCCACGAACATCACGGCGACCACCGTGGAGGGCGCTCTCGCTGAGATCGCGGCGGACGGATGGGCGGACGCGGACACGATCGCCGACGACGTCATCAGCCCGGATCACAATGCCGTGGGCGTGGCTGCGACGACGATGCTGGCCGGAAACCTTTTCTGGCTGGAGCTGGACGCGGAGGCCGCGGCGACTCCGATCAGCTTCGACCTGACGACCCATGCCGGGCTCGCCTTCCAGTTCGAGATCGTCCAGGCGATCGCGCATTGTTCCGGCGCGAACGGCGGCGGCACGCTCCAGCTCCTGGACGCGCCGGGCGGCAACGAGATCGTCCCCGCGACGGTCTGTGCCGCCCTCAACGTGGACACGCTGGGTGGCATCGTCCGTGGCGAGCGCATCGTGAACGGCGCGACGGACACGCTCTCGATCGTGAAGAACGCTGCCGGCGACGATGGGCGGCTGATGCTGCTCTGCGCCAAGGTCTAGCAGCCGGGGCTCCGGGGCGCAGCAGGCGTCCCGGAGCCGCCCGGAGAACGGGCCACAAGGGGGCGAAAGTGACAGAGGGCAAGAGACAGCAGAGAGTCGTGCCACGGCCGGCCAGCAGGCAGGTCCGTGACCTCCCGGGCTCTGGCGAGTTTCTCCCCAAGGGGGGAGCCGTCGTGGACACCTCGCACCCGCACTGGGGAATGCTCCAGCGGATCGGGTGGGTCACGATCCACGACATCCCGAAGAAGGCAGAAGGGAAGCGCAACCCATCCTCAGCCCGTGAGGCAGCGCCCCCGGAACCGCCGAAGCCAGCAGCCGCGCCGAAGCCACTGAAGGCAGCCCAGAAGAAGGGCAGCCAGAAGAAGGGCAGCCAGAAGAAGGGCAGCCAGAAGAAGGCGCCGGGCAAGTCGTGGGCTGAGAAGCGTGCAGAGGCCACCCGGCTGAAGGCCGAGAGCAAGGCAGCGAAGGAGTAGCGTGGCGACGAGCCTATTCAAGACGGTCGCAGCGGATATGCTTCACCCGGCGACCAGGGTCGTCTTCGGTGAGGACGTGACGATGACCGTCTGGGGAGGCTCCCCCGTTGCTCTCTCCGCGCCGTTCGACGCGGCGTATGTGCGGGAGACATTCGACGAGAATGGGATGCCAGTCTCGGCAGTCGGCCCCGTGCTCGGCCCTGTCGATTCCGTGTACCTCACGGGGCTGGGTCTCACCCCGTCCGCAGAGCCTGAGGAGGCGACGGTCGTGGTCGCTGAGGGCACGACATACCGGGTGGACGACATCCAGCCTGACGGGGTGGGTTCCGTCCTCCTGATTCTGGCGGAATAGATGGCGACACGAACTACAGTGCGGGACACGACCATCGCGCTCCAGAAGGCGGCCACGGCCGTCTCTGCGCTCGTGTCTGATCGGGTCTACGATGAGAGACACGCGGATTATCCGTCGACCTCTCCTCACCCGGCGATCATCGTCTACACTCCCACCACGAACTCGACCCCGCGCGACCTCTCGCAAGCATACTGGGAGGTCGACGACGAGCTTGTGCTCCAGCTCCTCCTAAAGCGGGAGCCATCGGAGGAGGACGCCGCACTGTCGGCGAGAGCTGACACCCTGGAGCACGCCGTCCGGGCTGCGGTCCTCACGTCCCAGGCGTGGCGCGATCTCTGTGAGATCGAGTCCGTGTCAAAGGTCCGCATCGAGCGGATCATCGGGAGCGGGACAGACGCCCACCGGATGGCGGTCAAGCTGACGTTTACCTTGCAGCGCCCGGACG